ATATCTACCCATTTCTCTTGAACCCACTTGCGTAAACTCATATTAATATTTTTTTGTAACTTTTCTTTTGTTATCTAAAACATCTCCACAACCTTTTGCAATACCACCTTGACTATAATTAGATACTGCTTTTCTTTGTTGGGATCTATTTTTTTTACCACCAGGTGTTACTTTACCAGAGCAAACTGCTGATGCATACATATTTGCATATGCACTAGGATAAACTTTAAATTTTCTTTTAGCAGCAGCTTTTCCTCTTGGGCAAAGTTTAGCCATTTACTTTTTCTTCTTTTTAGTTTTTTTCTTTACCATTTTGCCAGATTTAGTTTCTTCGTAACCTTTTTCTTCCATAGCATATTCTCTAGCTTCTTCAGCTTTAGATTCCATACCTTCATGTTCATCTGACATATCTACGTAACCACCTTTAGATTTTTTAACTACACCTCTACCAATTAAAACATCTTTAAAAGATACTTTGCCATCTTTGTTTAAATCAGGAAATGCTTTTCCACCTTTAGCAAAACCTGCTCTTGCTATTCCACTTCCTCTTAATTGTTTTCCAATTCCAGCCATTATCTTTTACCCTTCATCATTTTGCCTTTTTTCTTCATAGGCATTTTTTTAGTAATCATATCTGCTTTACCACCTTTTTTCATTTTTGCTCTTGGTCTTATGTTGTAATCGTTTCTCATTTTTTTTCTCCTTATCCGTTTTCTTGTTCTTTATTAACCGGTCTATTTGCCATAGTGCGTGCCACCGATTCTGCACTTCTTCCAACTACATATCCACCAAGACCTATTTGTAATAATGTCCAAACATCTCCTGGTAATTGTATTGTTATAGAAGCTTTAAAAAAAAATAAAATTACTGGTCCTAATACATAATTCCAAATTAATATAAATATTAATACATACATCAACAATGGCCTCCATGATGATGCAAACCATCCAGCTTTAGCTTCTGCTTCAATAATTTTAGCAGCTGCAGTTAATTCTTGTGTATTAGATTGTAGTAGTTGTGTTTGTAAATCAGATTTTAATTTTGCTTGAAGATCTTTATCAGGAACTGACTTTTCAATTGTGCTAAATAAAATTTTAGCTAAAGGTGCAACAGCTCCTAACATTTGAATCATGGTTTAATACCACTTCGCTGATCTTTTTTTCTCTGGAAGCATTCTTCTTTGTCCACCCACTGGCTCTAATTGTGTTTCTTGCGGGTTAGATACTTCTACATCAACTCCGCCTTTTAAAGTTCCATCTGGATGTGTGAATTGTGCAAAGTCAACTTGATTACCAAATTCTGATCTTGAAGGTGAATTTTTAATAACAGCTCCGCCTCTCGCCATTGGCTTTCTAGATTGACCAGCTTCTGACAATGCGATTGCAATTGCTTGTTTAGGACTCTTTACTTTTTTAGAAGATTGTCCAATGTTAAGTTCGCCTTTTTTAAACTCTCTCATAACTTTACCAATCTTTTTTTGTTTTGATGTCATTTTTTTCATAATCGTATCCTCGGTATTTATATATACTAATATTTAAAATAGCACAATATAGCTAATTAGCTAGTAATTATTTTAGTGCTTTGCATGCCTTGTTTTGCAAGAGATACGCCAGCTCTTAACTTGGCTAAATCCTCGTTTTGCTCTAGTTTTTCATCAGCAACTTGTCTATTAGACATTACTTTTAACTTATCTAGATTCAATCTATCTTCTGCTTCTTTTTTCTTACGTTCGTTTTCCATAGCTCTTAAATCAATTTCTCTAGATTTAAGTTGAACTAATGGATCAGTTGCACCTAAATTAATTTTAGTTTCTTCGTCCATATAATCTTTAGTCATCTGTGCAATCAATTTAGCTTTTCTAGATTCAATCATTTGCATCATTTGTTGAAGTTGTAATTGAATTTGAGGATTCATTTGTGCTTGTTGTTGTAACATTGGCATTTGCATTAACTCTTTAGAAAACTCTAATTGAATTTGTTCTTGTGCCATTATTGAAATATGTTCTAGTACATTCTTTTGAATAGATGCCATAGCAGCAGGATTGTTTTGAATCATATTCAATTGCATAAAATTTAAATGCGCTTCAATGTGAGCTGTATGATCTTGTCCAGCAAATGCTTGGAAAGGTTGTCCAGTCATTGCATTGATGTGTTCAATAGAAGGATCTACCGGTGTTGGCGGTTGTGGTGGAGGTAATATTAAATCTATATTCTTAACTCCAATCGCTTCGTACATTGTTCTGTAAACTTGATACAAGTTATGCATTTGTGGATTAGACATTGCAAGTTGCATTTCAGTTTGTGCTAAATTAATTCTTTGTGATTGTGAAAATATATTTGGATCAGCCACAGGCAAGATATCAATCTTATCATCAAAGTCTGCAGATTTAATTTCTCTTGTTCCACCTACAACATCATATGGATAAGTTGGTGGTAAATAAGTTGCAAATACTTTTGCTAATAATTCAAATTCATTTTTAAGTGAAGCATATAATCTTTTATGAATTGCAGACATCACTCGCGATCCGCGCTCCAACAATGCCATTGTCGTTCCAACTGCCGCTTGTTGGTTACCATCACCAACCTGCATATCAGCGATGGACGCGAAGCGTTGACCTGCTTCAACAACGATACCCATTAATTGTAATAGGGTCGCGGATGGTTCTTTAAATGGTAATGGCATAAATGCATCACGCAGATTTCCACCTGGTGCATCTACATCTCTAAACTCACCTGGTTGAATAGGTTGTGCATCATCTCGTACACGAATACCTCGCATTTTAAATCCAGATGGTAAATTAGATAATGTTCCTGCATCTAGTAATTGTCTTAAAGCTTGAGTTGCAGTTCTAGATAATCCACCAATCATGTGAATTAATCCAAAGCCATAGAATCCAAGTCCTGGTAAAAATTTAAAGTGTACAAAATAATTAGTTTTATTTTTTAATGGATCATCTACTTTGTAGTTACGTCTTATAGATAAAACTTCTCTTGATGATTCTTCAATCGTTACAACATATGGAAGTTTAATTCCTGTGGGCTCACCAGTTTGAGGATCTTTATCTTCAAAACCTTCTATATCTAAATTAACATGACATTCTAAAAGGGTATAAATATTATCTTGTCTTTCAACTCTAACACCTTCTAATTCACGTTCTTTTTCTTTTATAGGATCTGTTTTAAGAGCGGGTTGACCTAGTTCAACATCTTTATAAAAACCACTTACTTGTTGTTTACGTAAATCATTTTCAGAAATTTTTAATACATGAATAATAGCATCTGCATCTTCTAATGAAGTCGCTGAATAAGGAACGATTAAATCTTCTGCTGGAATAAATTTAGATACCGCTCTTCCAAGGATTGCATCATAATAAACTTTTTTAAATGTAGATCCTGATAGCGGTAAATAAAATAACATTTGATCAAATTCTGGTTCATATTCTTTCATGACACTCATAATTTGATAGTTCATGAAATCTCTAACTCTTTCTGATTGTTGTTCTTTTTGTGAATCTATTTTACCAACAATTTGAGTTCTAACGGGTCCATCTGCTGGAAGTAATTCTTTGTAAGCTTGTGATTGAAACTGTGTTACTGATTCTGCAAGAACTGGGTGAGTTACACCTGATGCATTTCTAAATGGCTCTGTTCGTCTTTCATATTTAAAACCTAATAGTTCAAGACCATTCGTATATGTCATTTCCCAATCTTGACGTGATGATCTATAATCTTTGTATTGTCCTTCTAAATCAGATCCTATTTCTACTAACACACCATCATCTAAAAATTCTGCAAGGTTTGCATAATGATCTTCACCACCTTGTGGGGCTGCAACATTTGGATCAAAAGAAATTTCTGCACCACCATCTTCATCCATGTTAATTTCAACTGGAGAATCTGTTGGTTGTATTTCTTCTTGAATAGATTGTTCTATTTCAGTTTGACCTGGAATTTCAATAGTAGTTTTTGTATTTGGTAATGACTTATCAATTTCTGCCATGACTAACTATACCTTCTTCTAAATAATGATTC